TTTCGCCTCGTGTATCAAGCGAAGGTCCAACTGTGCCCAAGATTTCTTGTTTAGCAGTGGCAATTTGGTTAGCGACAGTGGTTGCAAAGTTTGCATCAGAACCAATAGCTTCAGCCAGTTCTTTCAGTGTGTCCAACAAAGCTGGGGCACTGTCCACCAAAGCTGCAATACCAGCATCAGTATAAGCATTTGCGCTGTTAAGCACATTTGTAAAGTCAGCAGGTACAGCAAAATCGTACACTACCACTGCACCAACTTCGTCCAACGAAGAATAACGCAGTTTTTTGTCTGTCACGTTCATCCAGACACGGCCTGGTTGAGCAGGAACTGGATCAGCAGTCAGACGTTCGATCTGAAGGTTTTCGATCCAGCTGTTGTTTGCCATGGTAATACCATGAAATTTTGGAAAATTTGCCATTGTAGTAATCTTTCTATTTTATCGTTGCAGATCTAACACTGTGTTGATTCTGCGCTAGTAATTCACTAGTAAAAGTGCTCTTCGCCTGTCTCTTCGCCTGTCTCTTTTGGTGTTTTTTATTTATGGACTCTGGCAAAATTCGCCGGAGACCATTAGCTTTCTTTGTGAAAAAATGCCTTGAGCGTAAACAATTCTCTATCTACTTTGATAGCTTCCGAATTGCTATGTAGCACTCTCAATTCAATTTCCGACAACTGGCTCTCGAACACAAACTGTCCAGATTTATAATCTAACAAAGCTGCACCAGTTGCTTTGGCATATGCTGCCAAGTGCAGCTCACGTTTTGAAATTTGTACTATCATTTTTATTATTACATCACATAAAAGTTACATCAACATACCCGCTGGTCTCAGCGGTTAAAAATACCTCAAAGCTATTGCTGTCGATTGTATTTACCTTGGCAAAGAACAAATAGCCATCTGAGTCAGTTAATACAATCGAATACTTGGTAGTATTTCTGTTGTGTGTCACTAGCCACTGTGTGCTATTAGAAAAGTTGTATCTTATGTGTTTAGCCGTCACTGGTTGCCACCCGATGCTCGAATCCACATACACATTCAGTTGATCTAGATTGGTGTCAAACCAAAGCATACCCGGTGTTGCCAATGATGGCCGAACCGTAGACGGGGCCGGGGTTGGGGGTTTAAATGGGGCCCCCAATTTAGTAGCAGCATCTGAATCAGCAACAGGAGTTGCCACGTCATGAATATTCACATTGCCGAGACTGACATTGCCATTTGCTGATACTTGAATATTTTCAATTTGCAAATTGCGGCCAGCAATAGTGTTGTTGGCAATAACATTGCCCGAAATTACATTACTGATTGCTGTTAGACTGTTGGCAGAAATAGCATTAGCAACCGACAAGCCAGTTGTGGTAAATGTTGCAACATTGCTGACTCCAGCAACACCAACCACTATGTTAGCATCAGCCAGCGAGATATTGACGTTGCTGTTACCGTGTATAATTTGTGTAGCACTGTCTGCGGTGATTCCTGTCAACAACGATCCGTTGCCCACAAAATACCCAGCAACCACGTTGCCACTGAGATTGGCTGCTGTGCCTAGTAGAACGCCACCTGATATGTTACCGACTGCGGTAATTGTGCCATTGGAGTTGATAGACGAACCAACAATACCTGCGCCAATGATGTTGCCAGATGCTGCAATAGTACCAACAGTTATTATGTTGCCTGTTTGTACATTCGCCGATGTTTTAATCGGAGTGTCAAGATCGATTAGGAATTTGGCTACGTCAATATTGCTGTAGGATGCGCCGATTCCCGTGAGCATTCGGCCGTTGCCCACAAAATAGTTAGCATACGCATATTGAAATGTGTTTGTGGGTGCGCCCAGGTCATACACACCTGGGGTTCCCGGAATGATGGTGCTATTAGATTGAATTGAGCCAATGCCGTTAGCTTGTAATACAAGATTTTGATTGGTTACAACAGTAGTAATTGTATTGCCGTAGATTTTTACGTCGCTGTCTACCGGACCAGATGTAAAAATTTTGGTAAAGTTGTCATTTACTTCTGTAAATGCTTGTCGCAAGCTTTCGCCAGTGCCATCGTTGGCGTCGACGCCAACGTCAATAATATTTTGCGTCATCTCTTACTTCTCTTGTTATTATAAAGTGCCTGCCAAGCAAGACACTTTAAAACATGCACTCTTTCGTCACACACTATTCAAATATCTAAATAGACATTGAATACTTCTCTAATGTATTTATATAGCACAAAAATCACAAATTGTGATTTTTGATCTAACTATCAGTCTCTTCCAACCACAATCTCAATTGTTCCCGATGCGCCTTCAAAATTTTCAAGGCTTTTGCCAATTATAGAACCCGATGGAGGATCATTGTGTGCTCTGGCAAATCCGCCAGGAGCGCTGACCAGCATGTCGCCTTTACGAACAGGACCAATTACTCCGCAAGGCACACGACCTTGTAATGCAATTGCTACCGGAAACTGCCCTGTCAATCCTGAATTCATCAAGTAACTTGGGTTGGCAGACACCACGCCTGCCAAACGACGATCAGTATCATTGTTTGCAATCGTGACTTCTTGATCTCCACCAAATACAAGCACAGTGCCCACAGGATATTCGGCATCAGCTAGAAACTTTTCTGCCAAGTCAGCATATTGGGCACTGGTTGCTTTGGCAAATACAGTATCGTAGTAAACCGTGCTCGAACCAATGTTGCCGACGCCGGTAAGATTGCTATTGACAATATTGCCTGCTGTGACCGAGCCAGTACCAACTGTTAGACCTGCAAATGTTGGCGTACTGGCTGTGGTCAATCCTGCAACGTCAGCTTGTGCAAGAGTGACTGCTCCTGTTCGGGACGCCACACTTGTTACTTTGGCAGCAGTATATGCCGTTGAAATTGATGATGCATTCCAGGTGCCTGTAGTAACTGTACCTACAGTAACAATACTTGTATTGCCTGCTTGAGGTGCGGCGCCAATGGTGTTATGACTGATAGTTACAGGGGTGCTGCCATTAAAAGTAATCCCAGATACCGATCCTGTGCCACTGTTGTTTACCGTCAATACCGACGGTGTATGAGCTGTGATAGTGGCTGAACCACCAAGAGAAACTGATGTACTATTGATAGTGACTGCAGAATTCGTCAACGCTCCATTTGGAATGCCTGTTAATCCAGACCCTGACCCAACAAAACTACTGCCAGTAACAGCTCCAGTTGCTGTGATAATACCTGTTGTGTACTGCCCGTTGGCTGCAACTGTCAGCACTGGAGCAGCAGCAATACTAACCACCACGTTGCCGCCTGCACTAATCACGCGAACATTCGAAGTACCGTTCTGAATACTGGCTGCATCTATGCCTGTTAACAAACTGCCGTTGCCAAAAATATAGTTGCCGGTGATGTTGCCTGTTGCAGTAACTTTCCCGCCGGTGATTATGTTTCCGCCGGTGATATTACCGGTTGCAGTAATTGCCCCTGTTGCAGCCAGTTCTGCTCCACTAACTGTGAGTTTGTTGGCAATAATTGACAAATTTCCCTGGCCAGCTGTGCCAGTGCCGCCAGATGCAACAATTCTCGAATCATAATCTACTAGTGCAGTTCCGCTATTGAAATCAATAAAAGGAGTTGATCCAATTTGGTCACCCAGTTGTAAAGTTTGAGGAGACAATTCAGCAAAAGCAGTACCGTTTCTAACTGCAACAGATGCAGCAGCAACTGTGCCAGTAGTAACCAAGTTGCCGCCAGCAACGTTGCCCGTAACAGTCAGAGCTGTTAGTGTGCCAACGCTGGTAATGTTTGATTGTGCTGCGGCAGTAACTGTTGTAGCGCTTCCCACCACATTGATAGTGTACTGTCCTGACAATCTGCCACTTGGTACTGTGCCGGTTGTTAAATTGGTTGCGCTTGCTGCGCCTGTTACTGTGGTAAATGTACCTTTGGCTGCGCTGACGTTTCCACCTGTGATATTGCCAGTTGCTATAACTGCCCCATTGGCAATAAGATTGCTACCTATCACGTTGCCAACAGCACTAAACACCCCTGTAATGTCAACGCCGCCGCCATAGAAAGTTACTGTGTTAGCAGAGCCGCCGATGTCTGCTGTAAGATTCCCACCAGGGCCTCGGATGGTCCAGTTGGTTGTGCCAAGTGAAATTTGGCTTACCGAAACGTTTGCTGCCACTTGCACGTTGCTTAGAAAGCCTCCGTCGCCTACAAAAAATGCGCCCGGTGCTGCAATCACGTTACCTGTTGCGCTCATTGTACCTGTGTTGACATTAAGGCTGTTGATATTGCCAGTGGCTTGAACAATGCCTGTTTGTACATTGCCGCCTGTGATGTTGCCTACCACTGTTTGCGTACCAGTCACTATGCTAACACCCACATTGCTAGTACCCAATGTCAAAAGATTTCCACCAGCAATATTGCCCGATGCAGCAAGTGTTGTGGACGAAATATCAGTAGTGATTAAGTTACCAGCTGCACTTATCCTGCCTGATAACTCTAGATTAGAACCAGTAATATTGCCCGTTATATTGGCTGTGCCAGATGCAACAATGTTAACTCCAGTGATGCTACTTGTAGCCACAATTGTGCCAGTTACACTTAGATTACCGGCGGCCGAGATATTGGCACCCGAGATATTACCAGTAGCTGCAACTTTACCAGCAGTGGTTAAATTGCCACCTGTGATGTTGCCTACAATGCCAAGTGTACCGGATCCGTATATGTTGCCGCCAACTGACAACGAGTGCAACGGACTGCTGTTGGCTATACCAACGTTGCCAGTAATTCCCTGAACTACCACACGATTGACCATGCTACCCGAACTGTTGGCACTTTGAATCAATATGTTGGCATTGCCCAAACTGTCAGAATATACTGCTTTAACGGCTGCAGTAACTCTTGCCCCAGCACCACTTGCAGTTGATGTGCGCCATTCTATAGCACCAATGTTGCCCCCCACAGTTGTTGCTGCGGTGTTGGAATCATCTAATCTTATAACTGGATTGGTTGTACCATTGCCGGTACGTGTTAAAATTATATTGCCTGACGCATTAACATTGCTACCACCAACGTTGCCTGTGGCAGCAACTGCGCCACTTGTGACCAAATTGCCACCAATAACATTGCCTGTTGCGCTGGCTGAGCCAGATACAGCAATACCGTTGACAGTGGCCACAAACACATCGTGGACTCCATTCACTGTGATATTGGCATCTCCGTTTGGGGTAGCAATTTCAATGTAGGTAGTACCGTTGATCAACTTGTCACCGGAGATGTTGCCAGTCAAGGAAACGTCTCCAGTTACTGTTAGATTGCCATCAATAACAACTGTGGCAGTGTTGGCGGCTGCGCCGCGGAATGTGATAGAGTCTGTGCTGCCCACTGTTTCAACAACAAGATTCCCACTGACACGCTTATAGATAGACATTTAGAGTTCCTTTGTGTTATTTATTCTATTAAAAAAGTCTTCCATGCACATGTGACAAAGGTTTGTGACTGAGTTTAACACCGGCACGTCTGCTGTGGTTTTACCAATCACACGATAGAATTGTATTGTTGGGAAATCATTGCAAATTTTCAAAATCTGTGTTGCCCAGTTGCCTGTAAACGTAGGAGGGGCCGAACTGGCACGATAGAACTCAGAATCAGCATAAACATTGTTGAATTTACCTGTTGCTGTAGGGCCCATATCAAATCCTATCAAATAGATAGCTTGATTGTGATCCAGTGCTGCTATCCCTGCTGCTGCTGGTCCTGAACTGTAGCCATAGTATTCTTGCGGTATTCTGAGTGCGCCCAGGGCAGGCAATGGCTTGCGAGTGTACATCTTGTGCTTTTGAGAATATCCAGTTTCTTGAATACTTTTGCTGATTGGAGTGTCAGTGCTGACCAACACATCAGGCACAAACTCCCGGTGTATTGCATTGCAGCCATACACTTGCCCTAACTGTTTTAACAAGTGCAAATTCATGCCTTGGCGGCTGATGCCGTTTCCTAATACAAATGCTCTGCTCATAAAAAATCCTCCCAGTATGTAGCTGGGAGGATCCTGGAGTCAAATCAATTAAGAAGTAACGTTGTCAACAATAACCAAATCAATAGTGGATTGTGCAGTACCAGACTTGATAACGCTGCCTTCATCAGTAAAGAAGTTAGCAACATAACGAACGTCAGCAGTGACTTCTGCCTGCGAGTATCCGCTGCCGCCAGTGTAATCCAACAAGAACTTGTTGGTCAATTTGCTGATAGGAGTAGCAGTAGAATCATTGTTGGTATATGTGATGCACATTAAGCCAGCTGCTGGAGTAACGTCGTTGTCCAATACACAAACGCCAACCAGGTTGGCAGTGCCCGAGCCTGCGCCAACATCAGCTCTGCATGTAAAAATAGTACCAACACCGTAGTTGGCAGGAGCACCAACTGCTACCCAATTTGTATTGCCAACAGAGGTGATCATGTATGCGTTGCCTACCACTAGGTCTTCATCAGCAATACTGGTCACATCACCAACTAGATACTTGCGACTGCCTTTTTGACGGATGATGTAACCTTGATGTGCGCCTGCACCCGAGCCCGATGCCAAAGTGATGTTGACAATTACATCAACTCTTGGATTGGTTGCACTAGGTGCATCTGTTGGAGCAGCGCCACCGACCACGCCCAGATACTGAGCATTTGTCATGTTACCAACTGAGTTCTTGACTGGGTTGGTCAAGCTACCAAAGTTTGGAAAACCAAGATCAACACCAACGCTTGCGCCACCATTACCGGAACCGGTAGATAATTTTTGAATTTTTAGAGGACGACCCATTTTGTTTTCTCCTTAAAGAAGTCCGATGCGGGTTCTAGCCGCTACGCTGTGGGCAGTTAGTCCCAGCATAAAACACACAATTGTGTTGACAAGTATTTAGCAACAATACCCAATATCTATTGTGGCACCAGGAGCTATCTGTTATAATAAAAGCTAATAGCAAGGTCGTTAAACTATATTATTGACCAGCACCTCTTGGGGATTGACCCGCCCTGATGTGCTGGTTTTCTCATGGCTATGTGACCAGGTGTTTGCAGTTGTCACCGTGGCGGTGGAACCATCCTGTAGCAATGTCTCGGCCACAATGATCGCAGTAGAGCTTGGGGCGAGTTTGACCTCGTAGTTTTTCTGCTACTGCTTTTTTCTGTTCTTCAGTCCAGGGTGCTCGTTGGGCACGTATTTGACGCATGTGCTCACGGCGTTCTTCAGTCCACTCTACTTTACGCATAGGATTATTATCTCCCTTAATGCGTTCACTCATTAGTGCCCCAATCTTTGCTTTTGTTTTGTCAGAGTGGTGCTTTCCGTACATCGCATTTTTTTCGCCTTTGTGAGCGTCAGAATTTTTACGCCGGTGTTCATCTGTTGCAGTCTTACCTTTGTTTTTTCCAAGATTACTTTGACGTATCTTTTCTTTGTGTTCTTTGCTCTTAGGCTTGTCTTTGTGATAGTCGCTAATTTTTTTACGACTTTCTTCTGTCGGTACAATATACCCTGCAATATTTTGGTTGATCCAACGGTCATCATACAGTACCTTGCAGCGGCGTAGAACTCTGGTTTCCCAGTCACTTGCTTGTTCTTTGGTTTCAAAGATTTGCCGTACTTCAACATCAAAACTGTCCACACCAGTTTCTTCAATTAGTTGTTGAACTCGAGGGCTACTGGTGAAATATTGTTTCCATAAGTCTTGTTCTGGGTCTACTCGATTAGCAGAACGGTATCCATAGTAGACTTTACCAGTTGGGCGGTGGCGGATTAGATAGGTATAAGGTGTCATGTTGTTATTTAGTTAGATACAGCAATTTCACTCAATAACTTTAACACTAATAGAAACAAAAGTCAACAAAAAAGGGCCGCAAGGCCCTTTTTTGAGTTGGTAAAATACCAGTCGAAAATTAGCTGAAGCTCAAATTCGAGACTGCGATTTCCCCCACGTAGTCGCCCGCATTGCCGAAAGACGATGCAGTGTTAGTGAGCTCGATGTAACCGTAACGTGTCATGAAGCTCACGACTGGTTCGAATGTAGATGGATCCAGAACAACACCGCTGCTCATCAATGGAATGTATGGGCAGTAGAATGCTGGAGCGTCAGCTTCCGAAGAACCCTTGTAACCAACCAACACTGGAGTAGTATCGCTAGCATAAGAGTCAACGAACACGCGCATAGCGCCGTTCAAGGTACCAACAAACTTGGTGTTTGTAGGAGCTTCGAATGTGCCTTCTGTTGTGCGAGCAAAAGCACTAGTAGTTGCACTTTGCAACACTGTCAATGCAGCAGAGCTAACCACAGCGTAGTTACCAGCGCCACGACGTGTACGCTGAGCAATCAAGTTAGCAACACGGTTGATCAACACGGCCAAAGCAGCGTGTTCGTCACCAACGAATGTAGCAGTACCAGAAACAGTAGCTTGGTTGTATGTGAACTCAGTAGCTGCCAACGAACGCAGACTCAAAAGAATCTCTTGGTCGATTTCAGCTGTAATTTCCTGGGCCAGCGCAGCCATGATTTCGGCTTCAACGTCGATACCGTGCATTGCTTGTGCGTCTTGGGCACTTTCAAATGTCCAACGTGCTTGCAATTTACGTGTTTTGGCTTCAACAGCTTGCTTCAAGATTTGCACGGAAATTTGCTTACCGCCAGTACCTTCCATGGTAGCTGTAGCAGCACCAGTGTAGCTGCTAGCACTTGCTGTACCTTGTGGCACTGTACTGTAAGCTGTGGCAATCTTGAATGGGCTTAGAGCTTCTTCGCCAGCTGACACGCTGGTTGCTGCTGCACTGCTGTCTGTCAACGACTGGGCATAACGCACACGCAGAGTGTGGATCTGACCAACTGGACCAGTCATTGGCTGAACGCCGACCAGTTCGTTAGCAATAACAGTAGGCATCACACGTCGAATCACGGGAAGAATCACGCGGTTCAATGTGGCAATGTTACCAGCTGCTGTGCTACCTGCGGAAGCGTTTTCCTTCAGATACTTACGAGTGTTTTCAAGGATAACACCCATGCTGTTGCGCTTGGTACCGTTTAGACCTTCAAGCAATGCTTCTTTGGTCTCGCCCCAGCGGCTTTCTAATAGTTCTTGTGACATCTAAGTCTCCTATAAAAATTTTATAACCCTGCCAGGCGCTTGAGGTCGATCACATTGCTGCGTTCTTCCTGTGGACTACTTGGAACAGTTTTATCTCCAGTAACTGCGGTTACCGACTCTGCGATCACTTTTTTAGCTTTCGCGGAACGATCTTCCAGCACTGCTGGTAGATATTTTTCAAAAGCGTTTTTCAAACGGTTAGTTTGGACGCTTTCCAACAAATTGCGCATGACTTCAGCTTTCTCTTTGTTAAGAGGTGCCAACAATTCATCCATTGCAGTTTGACGTGTATTGGATTCTTTGATCACTCGCATTTCGCGGTCTTTGTT